GCGGCGCCCGAGCGGCGCATCATCCTCGCCAGCTATGGCGACGCGTTGGCAAGCCGCATGGGGCGCAAGACGCGCTCGATCGTGCGACAGGAGCGCTACGAGCGCATCTGGCACGCCTCACTGACGGCGGATTCGCACGCCGCGCACGCGTTCGCGCTCTCCAACGGCAGCGAGTATCTGGCGAGCGGCATCCTGTCGGGCGTCACCGGTAACCGGGCAGACGGCATCGTGCTGGACGATCCGGTGCGCGGGCGTGAGCAGGCGGACTCGGATGTCATCCGCGACAAAGTGTTCGACGCCTACGAGGACGATCTCAAGACCCGGCTCGCGCCGGGCGGCTGGATAGTTCTGATCTCGACTCGCTGGCACGAGGACGATCTGGCCGGTCGCATCCTGCCCGAAGCGTGGAACGGCGAAAGCGGCTTGATCGCCTGCCGCGACGGCAATACGTGGGAAGTGCTGTGCTTGCAGGCGCGCTGCGACAGCGATACCGATCCGCTCGGCCGCGCGCGCGGCGAGTACCTGTGGCCCGAATGGTTCGACCGTAAACACTGGGCGCAGTACGAATCGAACCCGCGGACGTGGGCGTCGCTGTATCAGCAGATGCCGACGCCGCCTGAAGGCGATCTGTTCAAGCCCGAGAAGCTGGTGCCGATCGACATCGTGCCGGACGGCTTCATCGATTGGGTCCGTGGCTGGGATCTGGCGAGCATCGAGGGCGACGGCGACTGGACAGCCGGCGCAAAACTCGGGCGTCTGCCGGACGGCCGCTTCGTGATCGGCGACATGGTGCGCGGCCGGTGGGGACCGGATAGGCGCGACGCGATGCTGACGGCCACCGCCGACGTGGACAGCGCGCGCGTGCGAATCGGCTTGCCCCAGGACCCGGGACAGGCCGGCAAGACGCAGGTGCTGTATCTGACGCGACAACTGCCCGGCTATCGGGTGGTGTCCTCGCCCGAAACCGGCGACAAGGTGACGCGCGCCGAACCGTTCGCGGCGCAGGTGAACGCCGGCAATGTGCTGATGCTGCGCGCCGACTGGAACACCGCGCTCGTCGCCGAACTGCGCACCTTCCCGTTCGGCACCCATGACGACCAGGTCGACGCGTTGTCGCGCGCGTTCTCGCTGCTGATTGCCCGGCGGCCGATGCGGATTTCGGATGCGGCGCTAGCCGCGGTCTGAATCTAGACTGCATGCAGTCTCACAATGGACTTCTCGTCACTTCTCCCGCGCTGGCGCCGCCGCCCTGCTCGCGACAATGTGCCGCCTGCTGGCGACGCACCGACAGATAGCGCCACGCGCGAGATCCGCGAATCGGCGCTCGGCGTGATCGGCACGGCGGTACCGCGCGTTCAGGCGTACCGGCTGCCGCAAGCCGCGCCGGGCGTGATCGCGCAGGACGCGAAGCTCGCGTGCGATGCGGCCAGCGACGCGCCGTTTCGCTGGGCCTTGCAGAGCGCGTTCGCCGAAGGCTTGGGGTTTCTCGGCTATCCGTATCTGGCCGAGCTCACGCAGCGCCCCGAGTATCGCCGCCCGGCCGAGATTCTCGCCAAGGAGATGACGCGCAAATGGATTCGTCTGCAAGGCACCGGCGACGAGGACAAGAGCGACAAGCTGGCCGCCATTGAGGCCGAACTGCTGCGGCTCGGCGCGCAGACCGCGTTTCGCAAGGTGGCCGAACAGGACGGCTTCTTCGGGCGCTCGCAGATCTTCATCGACACCGGCCACGACGATCCGGCCGAGCTGATGACGCCGCTGGTCGAATCGCCGGTCAAGGTCGGGCGCGGCACCTTGCGCGGGCTGCGCGTGATCGAGCCGTTGTGGACTTATCCCGGCTTCTACAACTCGACCAACCCGCTAGCCGACGATTTCTATCGTCCGCAGAGCTGGTACGTGATGAACCGTGAGGTGCATGCGAGTCGCCTGCTCACCTTCGTGTCGCGCCCGCTGCCGGATCTGTTGAAACCGGCCTACGCGTTCGGTGGGCTATCGCTGTCGCAGATCGCCAAGCCTTACGTCGACAACTGGCTGCGCACACGCCAAAGCGTGTCGGATTTGCTGCACTCGTTCTCAACGATGGTGCTCAAGACCAATCTGGCTGCGGTACTCGACGCAGGTGGCGCCGAACAGATGTTGCGGCGCGCGGTGCTGTTCAACCAGGCGCGCGACAACCGCAACCTGATGATGATTGACCGCGACACCGAGGATTTTGCGAACGTCTCGGCCCCGCTCGGCAGCCTCGACCGCTTGCAGGCGCAGTCGCAGGAGCACATGGCAGCGGTCACCGGCATTCCGCTCATTGTGCTGCTCGGCATCACGCCGTCCGGGCTGAACGCCACCAGCGAGGGCGAGCTGCGCACGTTCTACGCATGGATCGAGGCGCAGCAGGAAGCGCTGTTCACCGGACCGCTGACGAGACTGATCCACCTGATCCAGTTGTCGCTGTTCGGAGCGATCGATCCCGACATCGACTTCAGCTACGTGCCGCTCTGGACGTTGTCCGAGGAACAGCTTGCCAACATGCGCAAGGTCGAGGCCGACACCGACATCGGCCTGATCAATGCGGGCGTGATCGAGCCGCGCGAAGCGCGCGTGCGGCTCGCCGCGCAAGAAGACGGCCCGTATGGCTCGCTCGATCTGGCGGTCGAGCCGCCGATGCCGCCACTGGAGAGCATCGACGTGGGCGGCGAAGGGACGAAGCTGCAATGGCAACGCGCCAGTTGAGCCGGCGCGGCCTCGTGTCGCCGACAGGCAAACCGATGACATTGCCGGCGGTGCGGCCGAACGAAGGCGTCGCCCTCGCCTATCGCCGCCGCCTCGAACGGCTGGTCGATGTAATGCACGCAAGTCTCGTGTATTGGCTGAAAGCGTGTTATCGCGCGAACGAACCTGAACTCGCACAGGATGCGAGCCCCGCGATGACGCTGCGCGATCTGATGAACCGGCTGGCGCACCGCTGGCAGCGGCGCTTCGACGAGGCCGCCCCGCTGCTCGCCCGGTCGTTCGCCGACGCGACGCTGCGCTGCGCCGACAACGCGTTTCGCGCCAAGCTGAAGGACGCGGGCTTCGCGGTCGAATTCCGCTTATCGCGCGAAGCCAACGACGCGATGCAGGCCACCATCGGCGAGAACGTTGGATTGATCCGCTCGATTGCGGCGCAGCATCTGGCTGAGGTGCAGGGGCTCGTCATGCGCAGCGTCCAGACCGGACGCGACATCGGCGGGCTGACGAAGGATTTGCAGGCACGTTACGGCCTGACCAAACGTCGCGCGGCGTTCATCGCCCACGACCAGAACAGCAAGGCGACGGCGACGATCACGCGCGTGCGGCAGGAAGGGCTCGGCATCACCGAGGCGATCTGGCTCCACAGCCACGGCGGGCGGCATCCGAGGCCGTCGCACCTCGCGGCCGACGGCAAGCGTTACACGATCAGTGAAGGCATGTATCTGGACGGCGCGTGGACGTGGCCCGGCCGCGAGCCGAACTGCCGATGCGTGAGTCGCTCGATCATTCAGGCACTCGACATTCAGCGATGAAAAACCGATTACCGATCATTCGAGCATTCCTGCGACCATCACATTGGCTAACGAGCCCCTCGGGTCTATACGAGTAAAAAATTGCGGTGGATGGAAGCCAGAGGATGCGTCTCGCAAGGCGTTTAGCGGGACACTCTCCTTCAATTTTTGTACATCCTTTAATTCGATAACAAAGGCTGAACTCAGGCCCTTAAAATAATCAAAAAACTCCCTTTTTGCCAAGCCAGAACATGAGCCGAAGCGACGCCAGATCTGAGTGGGAGTCAGCGTGTGCGTTGCTGCCACTATAGCTTGGCCAAGAACGCTGCCGACTGGGCGCTTCACATAGATCCAGACAACAGTGTCCTCGGCAACGCGCATAGCTCGCCTACGCAATTCGACACGCTTCGTACCGGCAAAAATATTGTTCGCATGCCTTTCCTCAAGCGAAATCAACACATGGTCATTCGCAGTCATGATGTGTAAGCCTTTGCAAGAATGGTGGCAATTTGCTCGCTGTCAATTGCTTGGGTACTGAGCAACTTCACGGGAGCCCCGCAGCCGAGCGCTTTGAGCGTATCGCCAAAGACCGGCTGGGGAAAAATGTTAAGGTTATCAAAAACTGTCACTGTTCGTGTGTCGGTCTTTCCGATAGTTTCGAGTTGATCAGGTTCGAATACAGATGGGTCCAATTCGGCATGTCCCATAGCATCTCGATCCTGAAGGTAGGATCGGACTACCCTGCCGACCGCGATGATAGCGCCAAGGCCGCCATGCTTTTGTGATTCGTAGAAGAATATGAGACTACCTGCTACGAACTTCGGTAGGGTCTTCGGATGACTCAGGTAATGCCTCTGCTGATACAACTGCACACGCGATTGTGGTAGCAACGATGCCTGAGGCAAGTGCTGGAGCAGTTGCTCCGAAAATTGCCTACGGACCGGCGTAATCACGGCGCGACGCCCGTGTAGGCAGAACAAACCAGGTGCAAGCAAGCTTTCCAGTTTCAGAAGTGGCAAGTGAGTTCGATTTCCGTCTGCCGCGTGGATTTCGATAAGTTGGTTTACATGTCGAAAAGTCGGAACGTCCGCCGGCAAGCGCACGCCACCGACTGTAATCAACTGCTCTCGCATCCGCTGCCAGCTCGCACTCGTAACCACTCCTTTGACAACAATCTTCTGAAGCTGCGCTTGGCTATCGTCACTTGCCGTAAAACCAAGAGCAACAGCCTCCCTTCTGATAAGCGACTGTGCGGGAGGGAAACCTAGTCGCATAAGCACGATCTGGTCTTGGAGAATTTGTTCGCTCAGCTTGCTCAACATCAACCGAACGCAATCAGTCGCAGCAGTGGAATTTTCCTCAACAGCCATCATTGCGCCAACACAAGCCTGTCCGATCCTCTGATGCCATGTTAGGTAGCCAATTAAATCTCCACTACAGCGCACGACATAGCGCCTGTAGGAGCGGTGATTGGCATCTACTGCTACCCACTCGGCTAGTTGCTTTGAGTTCTCTACGTGCCACTTGGACAGCAGCGCTCTGATGTCCTTATCATCCGTTGCATGGGCTTCGGAGAGTGCCAGGATGCGATCTGATTCACTGCCGAATGCTGTACCATCGAGCGGATAGGTTTCTCCAAGGGAAAACGCAGCCGGTGACAAGATGTCGATACTGTATTTGGCCCGGAGCGCAGACGCCGCGTCCAGGATAGACGAGTCGCTTGTTACCAAGCCTTCGAGTCCATGCGCAATCGCAGTGTAAAGATGTCGTAGATCAGACTTGTCGTTTGCAGTCAGGGTGCCTCGTAGGCTTCTCTCAGGGAACACAATAGTGCCAAGCTCACTAATGAGTTGCTCTGACTCGCCGTCTGGTACCACGTATGTAGGCAGAATCGACGCAAAGTCCAACATCGCATCCGTCTTGCCAGACTGACCAGTTCTTTTGAGTTCTGCCAAGACTTCGGAACTAATTGCCAAGCAGCATACCTGCATTCGTTCTGCACGGAACAGGTTGATTACGTCGCTTCGACGCTGCCTTCGAGGACCAAGATCGAACAGGACATTCATGTCTAGAAGGTAGGTCGGCTTTTCCACACCGGTAGCGAAGCTGAGGCCAAATGGGTTGACCGTGCTTATCCCACTGATGCCGAAGAGTTGTGGTGAAGCTAGTTCGTGACTACGGACCACAATCATACGGACGCGCTTCCCTCGACTTTTACCTCCAGGCTCGACCCGCTGTACATGGAAGCCTTGGTCTTGCCAAAATGCATTCGATTCAACCATGTCTTCCGCGACACGTGCTTCGATTGAGATGTACTGCAGATCTGTGAGATAGCGTTTTAGTTCTTTTACCAATTGCGCGCCAACCCCGAACCTCCGAAAAGTTGAGTCAACAAAAACTTGAAGGACTTTCGCCCGAGGTTGCCGAAGGTCAAACAGCAGGTGGCCGGCATACTCGCGATGGTCCGAATGCTCAGATATTGCTACAAACAGGTTGCCCTTGTTTGCGTACTCTCGGTAAGCCGAGACCGGGTAGAACCCCAACGAGTTTTTATCCGAATCCGCCGCCTTTATGACGTCGTCAACAAACGAAGCTACATCATTACGTTGTGTCAGTATCGTTGTCTGCCCCGGAACCTTGTTCATTTCCAGCCGCCTCCGTCTAGTCGCCGCAGATCATATCGCTTAAGGCCCGTTCGGGCTACCGGTGTCGCCGGCCGCGAGTCGTCCGACATGGCACGATTTTCACCGATCTTCACAGCGCTGTCGAATACCCAAGGCTGAGACATGCGCCATCTGTTTGCTTAGGCGTGCTTGCCCCCTATTGCAGGCCACCGCAGTGAGCTTGTTTGTATTCACTCATGGCGATCGACCCCTGCACGCTCCCCAGTAGCTGCACCGGCTGGCGCTGGCGTTCGAACGGCAAATTCTTTACAAATCGCGCCGATGCTGAGCGACAGGCTGCCGCCGCGCATGCCAATGGCTATTCCGGTGACGGTCGGCTCGCCTTCGACCGCGCGTCGGTACGCACGTGGGATCAGGACGGGCGGCTGCATATCGCGATCACGCCGATCAGCAAGGCCAACGTCTGCCCGTACCTCGGCCGCGAGATCCCGAATGGCGACGAACTCGGCCTCGACGCCGAGCGCGTCTACCGGCTGCTGCGCGATCCCGATGAGCTCGCCCGCGCCGCACCGAGTTTCAACCACATTCCGCTGATCGATGCGTTCGACGAGACCGGGCACGAACACCTGCAGGTCTCGGCCGCCGTCCCGCGCAAGGAAATCGTGGTCGGCAGCACCGGCACCGACGCGGTGTTCGACGCGCCCTATCTGAAGAACAGCCTCGTCGTCTGGGACGCGAAGGCGATCGGCGGAATCGAGGACGAGACGCGTCGCGAGCTTTCGTCCGCGTACTACTACCGCGCCGACATGACGCCCGGCATCTATGCCGGCGAGCCCTACGACGGCGTGATGCGCGACATCCGCGGCAATCACGTCGCCCTCGTTCGCGCCGGCCGTGCCGGCCCCGATGTCGCCGTCGGCGACGCCGCACTGGAGATTCTTACCATGAGCAAACGTCCGCTTTCGCGCAAGGCTGCGCTCGTCAAGGGTGCGCTGCTGGCGCACCTGAAGCCGAAGCTGGCGACCGACGCGCAATCCGAACTCAACCCGATCCTCGCCGCCCTCACGCGCGCGAACTGGCCGATGAGCAAGGCTGCATTGCTCGCGGCACTCAAGCCGAAGCTCGCGAGCGACGCCGACGTCGAGAGCCTCGTCTCGCTGCTCGATAGCCTCGAAGGCGAAGACCCCGGCGAGGACGAAGACAAGCCGGCCGTCCCCGTTGCCACGGCGCCGGTCACCGCACCCACCACCGATGCTGGGCCGGTCGACGCGATCCTCTCGGCGCTGCGCGGCAAACTCAGCGACGACGACCTGGCCGAGATCGAGCCGATGCTGCGCGGATTGAAGCTCGCGGGCGACGAGGAAGAGGACGATCCCGCCGCCGATACGCCGCCGCCCACGCCCGGCACGCCGACACCGCCGGCCGCAGCCACCGTCACGAAGGACAGCGACGTCGTCAGCCGCCCTGCGATGGATGCCGCGCTCGCGCAGGTCCGCAAGGAAGCGCGCACCGCGATGGATGCGGCGATGCGCGAGGTGGTCAAGCAGGCCGCAAAGGATGCCGAGGACGCTGCGATTCGCCGCATGCGTGCGGTGGCCGACGCCGAATCCTTCGTGATGCCGTGGGTCGGGCGGCTCGCCGTCGCGCAGGACAGTGCCGAGGCCGTCTACCGCACCGCGCTCGACACCCTTGGCATCAATCTGTCCGGCATTCATCCGAGCGCGTTCCGCGCGATTCTCGAAGCGCAACCGAAGCCAGGTACCGCACGTCCGCGCATCGCGCTCGATGCCGCCGCGCAGAAGGGCTTCGCCGAGCGTTTTCCGCACGCTAGCGCCATCAAGCAACTGGGGTAAAAAATCATGGGCTTCCAGCAACACGTCTACTACCAGCCGGCGCCCGCCGTCGAGGGCGACTTCGCGTCGGCCAACCCGCGCGCGTCCGTGCTCGCCGGTCCGGGCTCACTGGTTGCCGGCCCGGCTGGCGTCACCGTCGGCCGCTTCGCATGGGCTACGTCTACCGGACAGCCCGACGTCACCTCCGGTGAAACCGATTTCTACAACCTCGTCTCGAACACCGGCGTCGGGCCGCCCACCGGCTTCGTGCATCGCGAGCAGCAGGCGCTGATCACCACGTGGCTCGCCGAAGCGTCGATGCTGGTGCCGGCCGGATTGCCCGTCACGCTGCATCAGGCGGGCGACTTCTGGGTGCGCAACGCCGGCGCCGGCCCCTCCGCCGCCGGTCAGAAGGCGTTCGCCAACCTGACGGACGGCGCCGTGCAGTCCGGTGCCGCAGGTGCAACGGTCGCCGGCACGGTCGAGACCAAGTGGTTCGTCATGTCGGCAGCCGCCCCCGGCGAACTGATGAAAATCTCGAGCTGGCCGCTCGGCTAATCAGGAGCTGATCATGCGCAATTCCGATTTCGACCAGCTCGAACGCACGTTCGGCATCGTCATGCCCGACGTGCTCGACTACACGACGAACCTGCTTGCGATGGACGCGCAGCAGCCGCTTATCACGGCCCCCAACGCCGGTATTCCTGCGTGGCTTGCCAACTACATCGATCCCGAGTTCATCCAGATCCTGACCGCCCCCAACCGCGCGGCCGAGATTCTCGGCGAGGCGAAGAAAGGCGACTGGACCACGCTCACGGCCACCTTCCCGGTGATCGAAAGCACCGGCGAGGTATCCAGCTATGGGGACTACAACGAGAATGGTTCCGTCTCGGCGAACGCCGACTTCCCGCAGCGTCAGTCGTATCACTACCAGACGATGACGCAGTGGGGTGAGCGCCAGCTTGAAATGAGCTCGCTCGCGAAGATCGACTACGTCGCGCGCGTGAACGTCGCCTCGGCCATCGTGCTCGACAAGTTCCAGAACAATACCTACTTCTACGGCGTCGCGGGCCTGCAGAACTATGGGCTGTTGAACGACCCGCGTCTGTCAGCCTCGCTCGCGCCGGGGCCGAAGGCGTTCAATGCGAACGCCTCGGGGCCGTGGATTACCAACGGGGCCATTACCGCGACCGCCAACGAAATCTATACCGATATCCAGACGCTGTTCAACGAGCTCGTGCTGCAATCGGGTGGCGTCATCGAAATGGATGCCCGCATGACGCTCGCGATGGCGCCCTCGTCCAGCGTGGCGCTGACGACCACCAATATGTACAACGTCAACGTCACGGACATGCTGAAGAAGAATTTCCCGAACCTGCGCATCGAGACGGCCGTGCAGTACCAGAATCCCACGGGCGGCAACCTGATCCAGTTGATCGCCGAGGCGGTCGACGGTCAGAAAACCGGCTACTGCGCCTTCACCGAGAAGTTGCGCGCGCACGGCATCGTCCGCGACACCAGCAGCTTCAAGCAGAAGAAGTCGCAAGGCACGTGGGGCGCGGTGATCTTCCGGCCGTTTGCAATCGCGTCGATGCAGGGCGTCTAGGAGGTTCCACATGGCTACGAACGGAAAGCCGGTGCTCGCAGTGCCACCCGAGCCGTCGGACGACATGGTGACGGTCGCATGCAAGCTGCCGCAGGGGCTGCATCTCGACATCGTCAAGCACGGCGAGGTACGCCGGCGCGTCACGCTGAACGGCGCGAATTCGCTGCATGCGGTCGCCGGTTTCGGCATCACCGAACGCGTGCCGAAGGCATTCTTCGACCAATGGCTCGCCGAACATCAGGAATTGCCCGCGATCCGCAACGAACTGATCTTTGCGCTGCCGCGTCGCTCGGACGTCGAAGCGATGGCTGCCGAGCGCACCGACGTGAAAAGCGGGCTTGAACCCCTCGATTCGAAGAAGCCCGGCAAGGACCTCGCGCCGCTGTCGAAAGAATAAGCCATGCCCGACGGCATCGTGACGTTCGACTACGGTATGTGGTCGGCGCGCTATCCTGCGCTCGCCGCCTCCACAAACGCGACGCTCGCCCAGCTCTATTTCGACGAGGCGCAACTGTATTGCGACAACACGCCGTGCAGCCCGGTCCAGGATCTCACAATGCGTGCGCTGCTGCTGAACATGCTGACCGCGCACATCGCGCAGCTGAACCAGCCGGTCGGTGTCGCCGCGGCCGGTACCAGCAGCACGGCCGCGCCGTCGCCTCTTGTCGGGCGCATCACCAGTGCGACCGAAGGCAGCGTGTCAGTGCAGACCCAGATGGATGTGCCGCCCGGCAGCGCGCAGTGGTTTGCGCAGACACCGTATGGTGCGGCATTCTGGGCGGCGACCGCAGCGTACCGCACGATGCGTTACGTTGCGATACCACCGCCTCGCAATATGGACCCGTTCGGACGGTGGTGATGTCTCGCTCGGTCGTCGGTGGTGATCGTCTTGCAGCAGCGCTGCACGAGATCGCCGCGAAGCTCGACACGTCCGACATGCTCGAAGTCGGCTTCATGGAGGGCGCGACCGAGGCCGACGGGATGCCGGTGCCGTTCGTCGCCTGGATCAACGAGTTCGGCGGCAGCATCACGATCCCCGCGCACGAGACCGCGATTCACCGCGCGATCAACATCCAGACCGGTGAGTTCCAGCGCAGCGGACGCTTCGTGCGGCGCGGACAGGCGAACGTCGAAACCACACATACCGTGCCGGAATACACGGTCACGATCCCGCCGCGTCCGTACTTCCGCACCATGATCGCGAACGAGCACGGCCATTGGGGCGACGATCTCGGCAAAATTCTGGTCGCGAACGATTACGACGTGCCCCGCTCGCTCGACCAGCTCGGCGAATCGATTGTCGGCGCGCTGGTGCAGTCGATCCGCGATTTCAAGACGCCGGCAAACGCACCGTCGACCATCGCGAAGAAGGGTTTCGACGATCCGCTGATCGACAGCGGCACGATGGTCAATAGCGTCACGCACCGCATCACAAAATGAACCTGCACGGCATTGCCGCCCCATGCGCGGCGGCGGTGAACCCGTGGGTGACGGTGTCGCTGCAAGCGTCGTCCGGCTATTCGACCGAGCCCGACGGCACGCGCACGCCTGCCTACGCCGATTCTGTCGCGATGGCCGCGCAGCTTCAGTCGCTGACCTACAAGGATGTGGTGCAGCTCGACGGCTTGAATGTCCAGGGCGAGCAACGCGCGCTGTACCTGTACGGCAACTGGCAAGGCGTGCTGCGTCCCGAAGTCAAGGGCGGCGATCTCGTCACCCTGCCCGACGAGTCAGTGTGGCTCGTCACGCACGTCCTCGAAAACTGGTCGCTCACCAGCAACTGGTGCAAGGTCAGCATCGTCCGGCAATCATGATCGCCCTTTCGTTCACG